CATAAAAGGCATTCGGCTTCATTCCCACTTGCAATTCAATCCGGGCTTGCTTGTGCTTCACCCAATATTGCGTAAACCGCCCAATCCTGCCGGAATGCTTCTTGAAGCGGTCATAATAAGCAATGCGGAATTGCTTGCAAACGTATTTCCCGACATCGCGAAGCGCGGCGCGTGTCAATTCGCGGATCGTGTAATTTACCCGATCAACGCTTTGCGTATACACAACATTTCCATCCTTGCTTATTTTCGTTATGCTCTTAGGAATCGCCATCGTTCACAACCTCCAAACGAACGCCGCCATAACATACAATTTCAATTTCGCTTCCGTTTTCGGCTCTGAATGTTCTCAAAACCTTATAGCGGAAATTGTTATAAATAACTTCTTCTTGATTGTCATAATCAAGATAATCCGGAAGAACAAATTTGATTTCCGGTTTTAATCCCTGCGCCTGCGCTTGATAAAATTCCATCTGCCCGATGCTTTTCAACCGGGCAAAGCGCGGCATTTTTTCAAATGTTTCAATCTGATCTCCGACTTCATTTGTTGCATGCTTTGTAGAAAGTAAATAAATCACTTCGTTATACATTGGCATTCTCGCTTTCTGCATAATCTTCACAAAGACTTAATGCATCACGAAGATTTTCATATGCTTTTTTGAATTGCTCGCCTTTTTGGTTGAAATCATATTGCCATTTGCAATACAATTCCGCCGCTTTATTTATAAGCGCATCCGGGGATGTTTCAACCGCAAGGGCGGCAGATATTCCAACGCGCCGCAAATCAAGCATGCAGGCGGCAATATTTGATGTGATATCGGAATCAAGCATTGTATGAAAAATTCTCATTGACAATTTAATATTTGCAAGCATTTTTAAACCTCCGTTGTATAGAAAACGGCGGCAGGCTGTCGGAGAAGCCAAACGCCGCCGAATCTATCAAATTAATTACGCGGTTGCCTTCGCAATCTTAACGAATGCTTCAACCGCCTGCACTTTGCCATCGAAGATCGCGCATCCAAGGAAATCAAATGCGTTCTCTCTTGTAACGAACTGGGAAGTTACGTTTACATCCTCCTGCAAGTTGCCGACATAACCGCGATAGAAATCACCAAGGATTGCTTCATGCGCGGTCACTCTCTCATCAAAATTCACCGCTTTGCCCATGATGCGATATACGCCGTTCGTCTCGGTAACAATATTGTTCTTGCTGTTGTTCATAAGGGGATAGAAATCCGCGAAGAAGGTTGCAGAACTCATATACCATTCTGCATCCGCAAAATATCCGCTATTCATAAGGGCAACAACTCCGGTCACGTTTGCTTCGGTCAAAGAAGCGGTCTTTGCAACGGTAACGGAATTTGTTGCACTCCATGTGATAGCATTAACGCCCTGTGCTTCTCCTGTTCCGGATCCGTTGAAAATAAGTGCATCGATCTTTTCTGCAACCTTGCGCGCAATCTTATTTACAAGCCAAGTTTCGAATGCATCGATGGACATAGTCAAAACAGATTTTGAAATGGTAACAAGCTTTGTTACCTCATAGCCTGCAAGGGAAACTTTCAATAAAGTATCTGCATCCGCTGTGATGGTTGCGCCCTCTGCGTGCTTCTGTGCATCTGCGGTTGTTCCCTCTGCCGGAACTGTTACTGCGCCCTTAATATGCAACAAATCAATCTTGTTGATAATGGGGCAATACTCCTTCACCTTCTCAATAATTTTGTTTACAGTAGTTGAAGGAACTGCCGCCCCTGCACTGGATGCCGCTGTTGTCATTGCGCGGCGTTCGATATCATTCAAATCGATTCCGCGAATCTGCTTCAACCATGCGCTTCTATACTCCGCGCTATTAAGATCAAATGTTCTTTCCTGCTGTGTTGCCTGCATGCCTGCCATACCTCCATTCAAAAAATCGGGCGTAATATCTACGCCGCTTCTGCCCTCTGCAATTGCTCTTTCAAGGGAATTACGCTTCTGTGCCGCACTCAAAATTCCGGATCGCTCCGCCTGTAATGTGCGAACCTCTGTTTCAAGTTCGTCAAGTTCTGCTTCGGTCTTGCTGTCTGCATCCTCTGCATTCAATTCCTTCTCAATCTCTGCAAGTCTTGCTTCGATTTTTTCCAATCTACTCATTTTGTTACCTCCATTAAAATTTTGATTTTTTTAATATGATTCTTGCGCTTCTGAATCTCCTTCATGACTTTGTCAATCGCTCCGTTGGCAAAATTTCGCGCTTGAATATCTGTATCATTGTTTGCCGGAATGGAAACGGCGGAAACATCATAAATCTTTTTGATTCGGTGATGGCGAATCGTGATTTCGTTTCCGTTTTCAACTATTTCTAATGTGTCATAGTCCGGCAAAAATCCCCATGACATTCTTGTAACAAGTCCGGCGGCGATATCCTCATACATTCCGCGCGCGGCGGAAGTTTTGGAAAGATCCGCGCAAATAAATAAACCAAGTGGATCCGGCTCAACTGTCAAAGTATTATTTGACATTCTCGCATACACCTTCCCGGCGTGATCGAATTGAAAAATAATATCCGACATATCGCAATCGCGAAAGCATCCGGGAACAAATTCTTCATAAACAATTTGATCGCCGCATTCAAACAATACATATCTTTCATATTTGGCGGCATGCCCTTCAACATAAAAATCCGAATCGAATTTATTTTTCTTCTCTGCCTGCGGCGGCGTTGTAAAGGGCAACATTCGATATTGTCTATCCTTCAAAATTGGCATTTCCGTTTTCCTCCTTTTCTCCCCCTTCTGCTTTGGGCGGTTCTTCATACTGAACAAATGCATCCTTCGGTTCTTGCTCATAGTCTGCAAGCCCGTATTCCTTGCGGATGAATCGGCGTTCGCCAATCTCTCCGATGGATGCCATGTTGAATACTTCCAAGCCTTGATTGTGCGTTAAAAATCCGCGGTCAAATAACTGCGTCACAATGTCCAACTTCTCCTTGTTGGATGCGTATTGCAGGCGGTTCGCTGTGAAAATGATTTCATTTCCGAACGCGATTTCATGCGGCGTGAATTTCATGTTTGTATGCACAAGCGAAGCTTCGATTGCAAATGGCTCGATCTTGCCTTCGTAATATGCGCCCCATTCATCGGAAGTGAAATTGTTTTGCAAAATCTTTTCATTTGTGCCGAAATAATTGAATACATTTTCTTTGATCTGCGCCATCTGCGCCGAATCAACTGTATATTGATTCGTTTGCAATTGCTTCACATCCTCATATTTTGCATCAATAAGCATCACGCCCCCGGCATTGGCGGAACTGAAATTTGATTTTACAAATCTTTCGCGCTCCTTCTCCAAATCATCCGGTTTTAATGTCTGCGCAATCTTCGCAAGGAATCGAAGTGTTGCGGAACTTTTCACGCCCTCAATAATTCCTTGATTGTTCGTGTTGATTAATTCCATTGTGGGATATAAACAACTATTGCTTTCGCCGAACAACTCATTTTTATACTGAAACTGATTCATAATCCCGGCTTCATCCAATCGGAAAACACCAAAATCGCCCGAATTAAATTCATACCGGATATATTTCACACCTTCAACATCAATGAACCTTGCTTTTGTCGTTGCCAACGGATAAAACCCGATAATTTTTTCATACGAACGATCATACAACGGCGCAATAATTGCCGTATTATCCACCGCATAGGAAGTCGCAAGGCGATACAAATATTTTTTTGTGTCCATCAATGCATTTGGTTTATACTGCATCATTCGCGCGAAACTCTGATTGCCGGATCCTTTTACTTCCGGCTTCAATTTCGAACAATGCGTTGCAAATGAATGAACTGCCGCCCTTGTCAACTCCATTTCGTAAATAGATCCTTCGAATGTTGTGAATGTTGGCGCGTATGCTGTCAAGGTTTGAAAATAGTTTTCAACCTTGTTTTCAATTTTTTCTTTTTTTCTGATTGAATCAAACAAACCCATTCTTCATACCTCAATTTAGATTTACATATTGATCGCGCTTATCCTGCAAAACCTTGTATGCATCCAACAAAGCCGCAACACCATCAATTCTTTTTCTTGAATCCAAACCCTTGACGGGCTGAATGTTTCCGTTGATATCCGTTTTCACTTCTGTATTAATCAAGCACCATTTCAAAATTGGATTGTTATTATAAACAATGTGTTTCGCCTTGAAATCTGCCGCAAGATTCTTCATTGGATCCGAAAGTGTGATTGTTCCTTGCCGTACTGGAATCATTGCATTCTTGCCAAATTCTGCGCAAAACTCGCGAATCAAATCATCCGAAATATGCCAAGGATCATACCCGATAAACGAAGTATAAATATCATACTTTTCGCGAAGTTCCCGGAACCATTCAAGGAAAATGCGCTTGTCGCATCGGTTGCCCGGACATGTGCGCATGAATCCTTGTTCAATCCAAAAGCTATATGGTACGCTGTCGCGCTCTCTCCGGTTTCCGGTTTTCTCGTTTTCATCAATAACGCTTTGGGGAATCCAAAACATTGATTCAACATAAACTTTCGGATCGTCCGGACGTTGGAAAATAGCAACGGCGGCATTCAGATCAACCGAATCCGCCGCATCGAATCCGCCTATACAATAGCCGAATTTGCTGATATCAAATTTTTCTTCATTGTTTAAATCCTCAAAACGAAGCCACGCGGATTCCGCTGTTTGCTTCATGTTGAAATCTTTTACCATTACAGTAGGTTTGAAAGATGGATCGTCCTTCGCCTTCTGTACCATCTGCCGCAAATAATCCCGGCTTTTGATTGTTCCCAATCCCGGATTTGCTTTTTCCCAACAATCCTCTTGATCCCATTCATCAACGGAATCAAGTTCATAAATAAAAGGCAAAAAACGTTTGTTTTCTGCCTTTCCATCCAAAATATTTTTCGCATACTCATATTGCGAATCAAAAATACTGCCGCGAACAAATCCGTTTGTTGTGATTGTGAATAAAAGCGGTTGAAGCCGCGCGCCCATTGCCTGCTTTACAAGATCATACAAATCGCGGTTTTTGATTGCCGCTAATTCGTCAATAACTGCGCAATGGATATCCAAACCATCAAGGGAATTTGTATTGCTTGCAAGGGCTTTTATAAAACCGAAATTCAAAGCAAAATATAAATCGGTTGCCCTTTTCTTCACATGCTTTGAAAGCATGGGCGATTGTCTAACCATCTTATGCGCCGCATTGAATCCAAGCATTGCTTGTTCCCTCTGCGTTGCAATATTGTAAATCTGCGGCGATCCTTCGCAATCATTCACCAACATATCAATTTCAATTGCGGCGGTTTCGGTTGTCTTGCCGTTTTTACGCCCTTCAATGATTAAACATTCGTTATACTGGCGCAAATCATTATCATCGACAAAACCAAATAATGCTTGCAATCGCGCCTTTTGAAAAAGTTGCAATTCAAGCGGCGTTCCGATCTTTCCGGTAGGCTGTTTGCAAAACTTTTCGATAAAATCAGTATGTTTTTTTGCAATGTCATAATCAAAGTGAAATTCCTGCGGCGATGCGTATTGATTCAACAACATATCTGCGATGCGTTTCATTTTTTCGCATGCTGTTATTCTACCGTCAACGATGGATCCGAAATATAATTCAAATTCGGTCAATGTGATTTCCCACTTATGAAATCAAGCAATTCATCGCCGCCGCTTCCTGCTCCATTTGGTAACAAGTCCACCAACTGTTTTATAATACTTGAATAATTTTTAATCATGGTATTGTATATTTCAACTTCGGAACACTTTTTCACGCCGGATTGATTCGCGCCGTTGTGGTATTCCTCGACAAAACCTTTTTCCCGGATAATCTCTTGCAACTCTGCAAGTGATTCCGCCATGAATGCGGCGTTTTCGATTAACTTTTCAACCGTTTGCCGCTTACTCGGTTCTATATCTTTAAAAATCTTTTCAAGTTTCTTCAACTCTTTTGATTTCTTTTTAACCTCTGCCATCTTTTCACATCCTCCGACAAATCGGGGGAACTACACCCCCCTCGCGCGTTCCACGCGTCAAAATTCAAG